AATCAATTTATTCTATAATTAGTAATAAATCAATGTTAGATTTACAAGAATATGAAGATCGATTATCTATAATTGAAAATAAATTAAATAAAGCATTAGAATTAAAAAAGAATGATGAAGTTAGAGATTTGAATAAAAAAATTAGATAGAATTAGAGAAGAATATAAGAGTACTATGAAAACTTCAGAAATTATATTAAAAGAAATATTAAATGATAATAATAAATATGTAACTATAAGAGACATAATAAAAAGATCTGTTAATTATAAACTCTATAAAAAAGGAGTTTTCACAATGTCAATTAAACAACAATATGGTGAAGATAGAGAAATATTTATACAAAGTATAGAAAATAGAGTTTTAAATTTAATAGTTGAAAAAGTATTTAGAGTTCTAACAGAATATGTGGAAGAAGAAACTATACATTTAGGAGGAGTAAAGAAGTTTGAAAAAATAGATAAAGAAGAAATTGAAGCATTATCATATGTTAAAAATCATGGTTATTCCAAAATTATAATAAATGGAGATTGTTCTAAATGGTCTGGATCTGATGACGTTGAAATATATGAAAATATTATATGTCAAATGTCAGGATTATTAAATGACAATTTAATAAATTTACTATTAATCTGTGTACAAAATTCTAAAAATAAATTAATAAGATTACCTGGAACTTATAGAAAATATGTTGAGTTATATAATAGTAAAAATGTTACAGATTATGTATTTGATGAATTAGAAATAAACTCTGGATGGTTTCAAGGTATATATAATTTTCAATCATCATTTAAACATTCTATAGTTCCATATTTGGTTAAAGAATATATAATAGATAATGATATCGATGTAAAATATTCTTCTTTAGTACATTCCGATGACTTTAATGATACTATATTATATAAAAACTCAGATAATTTTAAATCTGTATTAAAATCTATAAGATTTTATAGAATGATGTTTAATATTACAGACAATTTGAAAAAAACTAATATATCAAGTAAATTAAGAGAATTTTTATCATATTTTAAATTATTTGATTATACATTTGTTCCATTGATTAAATTATTATTACCAACTATATGGAATACATCTAACTTGAATTATGCTCAAGACATAATGGAAGTTAGTTCAATGTTATATCAAGTATATATAAATGGAGGAAATGAGGTTTTATGTAAAACACAATCAATTATAACAGATGATATATTAACACGTATATATAATTTAAAAGATTTAAAAAACAGAGATGAATTACCATTTACAATGTTTGGAAGATTAAATACAAATATGCTTTTATTTTATAGAAATGGAACAAATGCTTTAAATTATTACAATTATAAATTATGTCGTAAAGAAAATAAAAAGATATTTAATTTCATTTTAGATACAAATAATACTGAAGTTATAGATTTTGTTGATTCAGAAAATTTTAAATATAAATATGTAAAACTTAAAACAAAAGTTAGAATTAGATCAAATATTTCAAAAATAAGAAAGAAAATAATTCAATATAAATTAGAAAGTGAGGAAATGTTAAATAGTAAGATATTTAATTTCATAAAACCTGTAAAAGGCAATAAAGTATTTAGTCATTTAATAATGAATTTTTATAATGAAAATCAAAAATTAGCTTTTGCAAATTTAAATAAAAATTATAATTTTATAAGACAAAGTACAACATCAAGCTCTAATAATTATATTACATTTAATGAAGAAGTATTTTCTATTAAAAATTTTATAGAACATATTTTAACTACTTATAAAGATAG